CTGGATACTGCCCGATGCACTGCATGCCACCATTGCGGCACTGATGACAGTTTACGATCAGGAGCTGCTCATGAAGGAGTTACGTAAACTCACCGGTCAGCCAACAGAATGTTGTTCGTCTCCGAAGTACGGCAAACAGGAAAACGCCCCGGATAATCCTTAAGATACCTCCTGAACAGAAACAGCCCTGAAGGGCTGCACTAAAAAAAGAAGTGTATTATTGCCCAAACAGCTATAACGATGATTCCCAGCCCAAGAGCCGATTCTAACTTATCTTTGGCAGTCATTTTTACTGTTGTAGCGGGCGCAGGTAAGTCTTGCTGCTGTGGATTTTCTGTTAGTTGTTTACGAGAAGAAACATCGCCCCTATTAGTTTGCTTCATGTTGATTACAGATGCGTTATGGGCATTATCAGCAGCAATTGACTGAAGTTTTACAAAAGTTTTTGAATCTGTTTTAGCCAGAAGTAACCTATTTCCCGTAAACATTGCCTTAAAAGTGATAGTTTTTTTCGTCTTGTCCGCCGCACCAAGCAAACCTCCAATGACCAACCCTGCACCACCAAAGATTAATCCACCAAGCAAACCTGCGCCTGCCGCCTTACCTATACGGCTTTCCTCTTCACTATCCGCAAGTTCAATCGATAAAAGCTCTTCTTTCAGATTTAATACAATATTTTCAGGAAAGCCTTGTTTTGGTTTTTTGGCAAACACGATGGTACCGAACCCCATGCTTGCCCACCCTTTAGGAAAACTTCCTGCGATAACCTGAATCCCTGCCATGTTCATCACCTTTTACATTAAAATTTCAGAACGCAGCATGATGCCGCCTTTGTCTTTTTTCTGATCCCATGGTAATTCAGCTGTTATTTTCTATTTAAGAATAAAACGGTATTTACTGTCAGGAGTGCTTTGCTGATCAAGTAGCAGTGAACGACATGGAGCAGTCAAAACCCGAGCATAACTACCATCAGGGCTTATGTTAATGTAACAAACCTTGCCCTTAACACTATAATTTTCGGGGACGGATGCCTTTGCTGATACAGTAAATTTAAGGGTATGCCAGCCCGTTTTTTGCTTGTAGCTTGAAACCGAATGGAAATCATCTGAGTACTTATTTAACCCTGGAAACATGCTGCGCAGTGCGGGGATGGAATCTTCTATTATTTTATCGTTGGTTTTAATGTTAAAAACGCTGGTTTCAGTAGAAGCTACTGCTTTGGCATTTCCCCATTTACCAGCGAACACAATCATTCCCACGAAAAATATTGCTACAAGAACTAACACTCCCCCCAACACTACTACATGAGGCTTCCGGCTTCTGGTTGGTACAGTTGCGACTGATTTTGCACCGCTTTCCGATGGAGGTGATAGAGTTTTACTCTCATCACGAATATTCAGCAGATCATCAAAATAACCAAACACAGCCTGCAACTGCTCTTTGTCTAGGCCTTTAAGATGGGTTGTACCGAAATGCTTCAGACAGTATCTGTCACGGTCAAGACGATACCCAGGGTCAGTAAGCGCCATTATTTTGCTGACCAGAAGATTACAGTCCTTCATATTCTGGATCTGTTGTGCATATCTCTGAAGGATCTCAACCGCACCATGATAATCAGCCGCAGTCATTTCATTAACTGTTTTGGTATTAAGTTTCGTGTGGATCGTCATCCATAGCTCGCGCTTACTTTCCCCCAGATCAACCAATTCATCCATCAATCTGTGTAAATCGCGTTTTTGCAGCAACGAAATTGGTTGCTGGGCCGAAGGAAGTATGTCAGCAGAATAGTTATGAATGGTAACATCACCGCTGACAACGTTACCCACATCCCCGTTAACTGTTTGCTTCTCTTTACTCATCTTCTCTTGGTATTTTTGTTCATTATTCCACCTGTTCCTATGGTTACGTTACCTTTGATAACATTCCCCAGAACATCTCCATGAATAACCTGTTCCGCCCGTTCTCTGGAGGAGCCAGTAGTCAAGGCCGACAAAACTGAACCTTTGACCTGTAATGGTGCCTGCCGGTAGTGCTGCAGTAACTCCATTTCATCACGTGATAAAGTTATACCTGATGACTCCCCGGTAAGAATGAACTGTACATTGGCCCCAATTCTTGCAAAGGCTGCAAGTAACTCACCTCCGGGAACAGCAACCCCTCGTTCATATTTCCCCCACATTTCTCTTGAAACGCCACAAAGGGCTGCTACTTCAGCCTGCTTGAGTGATAACCGCGAACGCTCAGCTTTGAACCGCGACGCGCAAAGAGAATCAAAATTCACACAAACCTCATTGACAATGAGAACAATAGTTCTCATAATCTATCACATATAAAACAAACATCATTGCATCAACAAAGGAGACAACAATGACTTCCGAACAAGTTAAAAATCTCTTCCGTCAGCGTGGTATCACGTTTACCCGCTGGGCCGAAGAACACGGCTACAGCCGCAATGAGGTCTATCGTGTTCTCAATGGACAGACCAAAGCTCGTTACGGCAAAGCCCATGAAATTGCCGTAAAACTGGGATTAAAACCCACGTCAAATGCGGCATAAATTTTCCACATATGCAACAGGTTATCACATATTGCAAAAATGGAAATGTGACATGAGTAAAGTAAATATTTCCAGTTCTGGGACCCGCATCCTACGTGTACTCAAAGCTCTACGCGGTCATGCTCTGAACGGTGTTTCTAACGGTGAACTGGCATCAGCCCTGGGGGAGTCCCCGGCGAATATCAATCGAGCACTTAATACCCTTATTGAAGAGGGACTGGCCATGAAATTAGAGAACGGACGTTTCGCACCGGGAATCCAGTTACTACAGATCGCCATGGCTCACAGTCACGAGATGGCGCGTGCACAGGATCGTATTAACGAAATCAACCAACGAGTTATTTCAGGTAGTCGTTTGTAAGGAGTAATCAATGGGACGCACCAAATCACCCGTTAACACTGAACTGAATGTTGAGGTTCCGCTGTCAGATAACATCAATGTCAATTTGAACGCTATGACACAGCATCGCATGGAAATTATGCAGCAGTTTGGTGATGGACTGCCTTATGAACGTGATCGCATTGTTCACGAAGCACGTTTTTATATGGCGCAGAGTGCTGAATCTATGCTGGAAGCGGGTAAGCGGCTGATCATCTTAAAAGAAAATGAGCCACACGGTGATTTTACAAACATTTTAGAAAATGAACTCGGACTTGCACCACAAGTTGCTCGCCGCATGATGCAAGCCAGTATGAAGTTTTTGGGAGAAGGTGATGAGCCAACAAAACGCTCAACGTTGAGCGTTTTGGGGAAAGCCAAACTGTACGACCTGATGGTTCTGGATAATGAAGAACTTGATGAATTGGCCGACGGCGGCACAGTTGCCGGCCTGACGCTTGACGACGTTGATCGCATGTCAGTACGTGAATTGCGTCAGGCCCTGCGCGAAGCGCGCGAAACCAACGCAGCACAACAGCGCGTACTCGCCGACAAAAATGAAAAAATAGATTCACTCTCCACCAGACTGGAGAAGAAATCCCGTATTCAGCCGCCTGAGCCTGATGAGGAGGTTAAGAAGCTGCGGGCGGAAGTAACAGCATTAGCGGTTGAGGCGGAATCTGCTATCGCCGTCCGACTGTCCAGCGCTTTTGAGACGCTGTGCGCATATTGTGCTGAAAACATGATTGATACCCCCAGAGACTTCATGGCAGGCCTGGTCTGTCAACTGGAAAGCACAGCGCGTAGCCTGCGCTCCACATTTGACCTGCCGGACGAGCCAACAGGCAATGCAGCGCCTTCATGGCTGACTGAGCCGACGCCACAGATTAACGGGCTGGAGGCATAACCAATGAATGCTGCCCTGACTGAACGACTGGTTTATGTCGCCCGCGCGGCACGTGACGCGGGGCATGGTAAACGCGGTGCAATATACGACGCTGCCTGTGCTGAACTTGGCATGTCCCGCGCCACTCTGCTGCGCAGGCTGAAGGAGGTATCTGTGACTGATAAACGCAAAAAACGCGCCGATGCCGGGCGCAGCGCCCTGACCCGCGACGAAGCCGCGCTGATATCTGCCACACTGCGTGAGGCCACCCGCAAGAACGGTAAGCGTCTCTATTCCATCGCAGATGCAGTGGAAACCCTGCGGGCTAACGGCTTTATCACCGCAGGCAGAACAGATGAAACCACCGGTGAGTTTTTCCCGTTGTCCGAAGATGCCATCAGTCGTGCCCTGCGTAACTATGGCCTGCACCCGGAACAACTGGATGCCCCTGCACCACATACCGAAGTGGCCAGTCTGCATCCCAATCATGTCTGGCAGATTGACGCCTCACTCTGCACGCTTTACTACCTGAGCAATGGACATAAAGGGCTGCAGGTGATGGACAGCGCGAAGTTCTACAAGAACAAGCCCGCTAACCTTGCCCGTATCGCCAGTGACCGCGTGTGGAGTTACGAGATTACCGACCATGCCAGCGGCTGGATTTACGTTGAGTATGTGACGGGCGCGGAATCAGGTGAGAACCTGTGTTCTGTGCTTATCAACGCCATGCAGGAGCGTGGCGGCGCAGACGTGCTGCACGGTGTGCCGAAAATACTCTATCTCGACCCCGGCTCGGCAAACACCGCGGGTATGACGAAAAACATGTGCCGCTCACTGGGCATCGACCTGATAGCGCACAAGCCGCATAACGCCCGCGCCACCGGACAGGTGGAAAAGGCGCGGGACATTATCGAACGCAAGCTGGAGCCGGGTCTGAAGTTCCGGCCGGTTCACAGTCTGGAAGAACTCAACGCGCTGGCCGCGAAATGGCGCAGCCACTTTAACGCCACGGCTGTTCACAGCCGCCACGGTAAAACCCGCACGGATATCTGGCTGAAGATTACTGCTGAGCAGCTGAAAAAAGCGCCTTCCGTTGAGGTATGTCGTGAACTGGCTGTGGCGGCACCAGAACTCCGCAAAGTCACGCCAAAACTTCGTGTCTCGTTCCGGGGCACTGAATTTGACGTATCAACGGTACCGGGCGTACTGGTTGGTGAAAAACTGATGATTACCCGTAACCCGTGGCGCAGCGATGTGGCACAGGTGGTTCTGACCGGTGAGGACGGCCACGAGACGTTCTTCCTGGTCGAAGAGGTCAGAAAGAACGAGTTTGGCTTTGCTGAAGGCGCGGCGGTATTTGGCGAAAGTTACAAAGCCCTGCCGGAAACCTCGGCACAGATGGCGGCAAAAGAAACTGAAGCGCTGGTTACCGGTACAGACAACGCTGCAGATGCAGCCGCCGCACGCAAGGCGAAGGCGCTGCCGTTCGGCGGGCGGCTTGACCCGTATAAACATATCGACGACACCACACTTCCGGCCTATATGCCGAAGCGTGGTCAGGCCTCTGACGTACGCGGGCCGCGCACTGAACAACGTCCCATGACTCATGTGGAGGCCGCGAAAGCCCTGCGCGATAAGTTCAGCGCCGACGGCCTTACCTGGACGCCGGAACATTACCGCCAGTTAACGGCACAGTACCCGGACGGCGTACCGGAAGCCGCACTGGATGAAGTCATGGCCACGCTGACCACGCCGGCCCGCAGCAGCGTTATCAGCATTGTTAACGGCAACTGAGGAGGGATACATGCTGGTACTGAAGCAGCAACTGAAAGAGGCCCGTATTCCACAGGCGGTGGTGGCGAGAGCTGTCGATGTTTCTGAGGCCACGCTGGCCCAGATTGTGAATCATAACGCGTGGCCCCGCACCAGTCCCGGAGAAGTGCGCCGGCGTCTTGCGTCCTGGCTGGAAAGTCAGGGGATTGATACAACGAAGAGTTTTGATGCTGTACAGGGCGCGGCCACGCCCCGTACAGCGGGTACCACAGATAAAACGAGCCTCAGTGAGGAAGAGAATATGTTACTCAAAAAACAGGTGTTATTTCCAGCAACCAAAAAAGCGTTTGGTCTTTTCCGTGACCCGTTCGCCGACGAAGCCATGCAGGGTTCTGATGATGTGTTCACCACCCCGGACATTCGCTACGTGCGTGAGGCGTTGTACCAGACAGCCCGTCATGGTGGGTTTATGGCCGTCATCGGTGAGTCCGGTGCGGGTAAATCCACGCTGCGCCGCGACCTGACTGAACGTATCAACCGCGAGAATGCGCCGGTAATTGTTATCGAGCCATACATCATCGCTATGGAAGACAACGATGTGAAAGGGAAAACCCTGAAGGCAGCAGCGATTGCCGAAGCCATTATCAGTACCATCGCACCACTGGAAAGCATCAGACGCAGTCAGGACGCCCGCTTTCGCCAGTTGCATCGCGTCCTGAAAGACAGCAGCCAGGCGGGGTTCAGCCACGTTCTGGTGATTGAGGAGGCCCACAGTCTGCCCATTCCGACACTGAAACACCTCAAACGCTTTTTTGAGCTGGAGTCCGGTTTTAAAAAACTGCTGTCCATCGTGCTGATTGGCCAGCCGGAACTGGCGACAAAACTGTCTGAACGCAATATGGAAGTCCGCGAAGTCGTTCAGCGCTGTGAGGTGGTCGAACTTCTGCCTCTGGACAATCACCTTGAAGAGTTTCTGACGTTCAAACTGCAACGGGCCGGTAAACAACTGACGGACATTATGGACGCCAGCGCAGTGGATGCCATACGTCCCCGCCTGAGCAATCCGGGAAGTCATCGTAAAAATATGGTCAGCCTGCTGTATCCGCTGGCCGTCAGTAACCTGGTAATAGCCGCCATGAATCTGGCCGCTGAAATCGGGGCTCCACAGGTCAACGCTGACGTTGTCAAAGGGGTTTAATAATGAAATCCACCACAGGTATCAACCAGCAAATCAGTAAAGTGCAGTCAGCCATTATGGCGCTTAAGGCGACGAACACGGATGTACAAAGCATCACCATCAGGGGTAACAAACCTGTCATCCGTGTTTCCAGGAGTGCGCATTGCATGCGCATGCTTGAGCAGGGAAAGGCCTGTTATCTGTATACCGGACATGACCACAGGGGATATTTCCGTCAGGGCGTTTTCGAACTGCACGGCTGTCGCGTCGTGTGGCCGGAATCTTTGTGGTAATCAGCACAACAGGAGGAGTCATAAAATATGGCAAAAAGTACAAAAGGGGCAAAACGTATCAAAGCCGCAGCAGCACTCTGGGTGCCGGGGACACGCGAAGAGGTCATTGAGGGAATCAGACTGCTTGGTGACGCGCAACGTGAACTGGTCAGGGCTGAAACAGAAATGAATGACACCATTGGCGACATCACTGCACGTTATGCCCCGCTCACCGAGAGCCTGAAAAAACGCATGGCCGAACTGCAGTCCGGTATCCAGACATGGTGTGAGGCGCACCGTGATGAACTGACCGGCAACGGGAAGGTGAAGTTCGCTAACCTCACCACCGGCGAGGTGCAGTGGCGAAACCGTCCGCCGTCAGTCAGCATTCGCGGGGCGGATAATGTCATTGAACTGCTGAGACGTCTGGGGCTTGAGCGCTTTATTCGTGTAAAGGAGGAAATAAATAAAGATGCCATTCTGAATGAAAAAGAGGCTGTGAAAAATATTCCCGGTATTACCATAAAAAGTGATATTGAGGATTTTTCAATAATTCCTTTTGAGCAGGATGTGCAGTAAACACACCACGTTAATTATTTAATAAAAACATTTTCTTTTTTATTCCGGCGTCAGCGCCGTGGGCTTCTGCACGCCGGAAACAGAGGAGAATTAAATTATGATATTTAAATGTATTCAGTGCGAGAGGGATATAACAGCCCTGCGTTTTCACAGCGCCATCGCCGTGATGTCCGGTAAGTATCACATACCTGCAGTACGTGTCACCCTGGTCTGCCCGTACTGCAGCCAGCATTTTTCGGCGGACGTGCCCGTCATAGAATTCTCCCGCCCTGACAGGGAGGACGCGCAATGATTACCCCACAGGAAGCACGACAGCGCACCCGAACTCTTGTTGAACACTATGTCAACGAGTGTGAATGCCGCGACCTCACCGATGTGAAGCACGTCCTGACGGCGCTAATCAGCATGGCCACACAGGCCATTGTGGCGACCAACGGAAAGGAGGCTGCCCTGCAGGTACTGATGAACACACTCACCCACACGGCAGAGCATGAGGTGCCGTACCGGATGGAAACCACTGCAGAAGGCGGCCTGCACATCACCGTCAGCCGGAAGCACTGAGGGCGCGGCATGACACGAAACACCGAACTCACCCGCACCGCCCTCTACCGTCTGGCCCTGCAGCGTTTCGGGCCGGACGCACAGGCCCTGAAACTGACAGAAGAGGCCGCTGAACTGGCGGCCAGTGCCGCCCGCAACCTGAACGGACAGGGCAGCGAAAGTGACCTCGCGGCAGAGCTGGCAGACGTGGAAATCATGACAGAGCAACTGCGCCTTCAGGGGATGGACCGGCTGATTGACTTCCACAAACAGAAAAAACTGGAACGTCTGGCTGCACGACTGGGCGTGATTTACACGAACGAGTAACCGGGAGGCATTCAATGGCTGACATACTCAGGGAAATCACCGCATGGACACTGATTCTTACTGGCCTGGCGACATGCCTCAGTGCGGGGGCAGCCCTGGCTGCCCTGCTGATGCACATAACAACACAGTGGTTATGGGAAAAGCTTAAAGCAGCATACAGCCTGAAAGAGCTGTCCGACGCTGTCCGGGCATGGAAACGGCAGAAAAATACCGGAGATACAGAACAATGACAGACCAGAATAAACACATTGAGAAACTGAAAAAGTTGCTGGCGCTGGCCGCATCCGGCAACCCGCACGAGGCCGCTCTGGCACTGCGCCGAGCCCGTAAACTGATGGATGTTCACGGCATCACACATTCCGACATTGCTATGAGTGATATTGATGAAACCATCAGTCATTACTGGCCGACAGGCAGTCTCCGTCCACCGCGCTACATGCTGGGCCTGATGAACATCATCCGCGAGGCATTTGGTGTTAACTCCATCATTCACCCCGGCACGCATCCGTCTGTGGGGTTCTACGGTAACCGGGAACGAGCGGCACTGGCTGCGTACACCTGGGAAGTGCTGGTCCGCCAGCTGAAAAAGGCGCGTCAGCAGTATATCAGCGCACAGAACAAAAGAATAAAAAACGCCACCCGTACCAGCCGTGGAGACCAGTTTGCTGAAGGCTGGGTACTGGCCGTTATCAGTGAAATACAGTCCTTTGCCCTGACCGATGATGAGCGTGAACTGATGCAACAGTGGCTGGAACATAAATACCCGCAAACGCAAACCACCAGGGCGCGTAAACCGGGAAGAAGCCGCAATGGCGACGCCTCGCGCTATGCGGGGTTTCGTGAAGGGCAGAACGTCAGACTGCACCGCCCGGTCAGTGGGCAGGAACAACAGAAACTGGAGGCCAGATGATTACGCTATCAGGTAACAGCCGGAAATTAAAAGCCTGCCGAATATCTGCCAGATACCTTTTTGCCCGCGCCTTTTTTAAGAACGTCAGGCCGGGGATCACAATTGGTGTTATTGCCGGACGCGAACAGGTTGAAAAATACATGTCAGGTGCATGGTGGAATAACGACCCTGTCATTGCTGCCCGTAATATTCATATCAGTTGGGGGGATATTCAGAATGACGGCTGAATCTGTTGTATGTGCCCTGTTCTGGTATTGTTTTGTCGGTTGGTGTACTGCTGAACTGCACCGCCGTTCAGGGTTTTATTCACGTTACAGTGGTGCCGGCTACTGGATTAGCTGGTCGGTGATGTTCCTGTGCTGGCCTGTGGCGCTTCCTTTATATGTCGATTATATCGGTGGCGCAGGTAAAAGGAGCAACGATGATGACTAAACAACGTCTTATCCAGCTCATTCATATTGCCCGTAATGAACTGGGTATGGATGAAGACACCTACCGCCAGATGTTACAGGGGCTGACCGGTAAAGCCTCAACCAAAGGAATGGATACCACACAACTAAACTGCGTGCTGGAATCCATGAAAAGGAAAGGCTTTCGCGTTAAGCCTGCCAGAAAAGCCAGCTCCGGTTTACCGCTGGATAACCATCCGCAGTCCAGGAAAATTCGTGCGCTATGGCTTGAAATGGCTGCTGCCGGCATTGTTCGTGACCGTTCAGAAAATGCATTAGCGCGGTGGATCAAGCGGGAAACGGGCATCAGCGCCCTGCGCTGGCTCAATACTGAACAGGCAAGCAGTGTTATTGAGAAACTGAAGAAGTGGCAGCGCAGAGCTGCGGGAGTAAAACATGAGCGACCTGAATCAGTTTCGAAGTAAAGGGCCGGAACTCCTGGTGGAACTGGCACAGCATACCTCTGAGACCGTTCGCGAGATTATTGATATTGAGCCCGCAATTGCCGACCAGATTGGTCAGGCCGTCGCGAACCGCATGATGCAGGTCTGGGGCGGGCAAAACGTTTATTTTCCTATGGGGATGAGATGGAAGATAAGCCAGCGTGACCGTGAAATCTATGAGGCGTTTAACGGACGTAACCACCACGAACTGTCCCGCAGATTCAGGGTTTCAGTTCCCTGGATTTACAACCTGGTGAAGCGCGTAAGAAAGGAAGAAATCAGCCGGTTGCAGGGACAGTTATTCGAAGACGATGATGAACCGGATGACAGCCGGGATTAATCAAAAGCGAGGTGATAATGCGCTATAAAACCCCCAACAGCGCCCCCCTGAAGAAGGCAGACCATGCAGATATGGCGATGGAAATTATCCGGCATTTTTTTGACGGTCTGACTTCTGCTGAGGCGAGATATGTTCTCCGGGAATGCGACAGGCTGATTGACAACTCGCGCCTGCATATCGGGCCTGATGAAAATTGTGTTTTGTATTACGGGAAAGTTTTACGTAACCCACCACCACCGCCACCAAAGTGTTAACGAACGTCAATAAATTCCCGGTTTATGAAAAGCGCAATGGATAACCTGTTGCGCTTTTTTTATTCTGGCAGAAAAACATATCACCGGAGGAAATATGTTTGATGCATCCTTGCTGAATCTGCCATGGGCAACGCTGGTGACGCTCACCAGTGGTTATATCGGCTATTTTATTGCGAACGTGGGGCTGAAGAACCATCACAAACCCATTGAGGTGACGTTTTCGACGCTGATTTTTGGTTTGCTGTCAATGATGGTTTACCAGGCTGTTATGTGGGCAGGTCTGAATTCGTGGCTGGCGACACCTCCAACACTTCTTTGCGCTTTTGCATACGCTGCATTATGGAGAAAATATGGGCGTAAATGGATGTACAGATTCCTCAGAAATAAGGATATATCATGGTCTGATGATACCCCCTCTGCCTGGATGCGTATGTTTGATCAACATGGATACTATATCAGCGAGGCGTATGTCTATCTGAAGAATGGTACTGTGCTGCTTTCTGAAAATCCGGGGAAATTTGAAGGCCAGGCCAGCGGTTCTTTTGTGTTAGGAGTGGAAAAAGACATAGTGATGTATGTCACTCATGAAAAGAAACCGGGGCGCGATGAATGGATTGAAAAAGATGTTGAAAGTAAAAGCTGGGGAGCGATGGCAACCTATATCCCTGCAGATCAGATTGCCATGGTGAGGATCAGACGAACCAGAAATAAAGCCATTAGCGCACGGCAGAAAGATTAGTCCCGTGGTGGCGGTGCATCGTCATCAGACTGAGAAGAACGGTTATCTGATGAGTCGCCTGATGGTCCATAACGTTCTGACTCAAAGGTAACGCATCCTTTCATATCTTCAGAAAAGTCAGATGGGTTGCTATTTTTATCGGGCATGGGCAATATTTCTCCATTCACGGAACACGGATTAGAAATTTTACCACTCATATTCTCTGTTTTTTGTGAACTGCTACCGTTTCACATACAGCAAAACAATTTCATAAAATTATTCGGTAGCATTCGTTTTAACCCACTCCCGTTCGAAATTATCTCACGAATCACCATTCATTTATCTTACGTCCCTTCAGCTGTACCGGAGAGCAGCGGCACGTTGGGCTGATGTTATGTGGCTGGTGAGCACTGACAAGGAGCGCGAACAGGTGGCAAAGCGTCGCGCTGAATGTATCCGTAAGGCAGCGCGCCAACCAGTCATACCGGATAATTTCGGAATACTGAAAGAGGCCATAAACCGCACACATACCGGGATGGGCTTACAGAAACCTGGCGGTGAGATGTTCAGGAACTACCCGAAAAAAAGGGATAATTGATAACGGTTGTTAACTGTTTCTGGTATCGTGGTAGCAGGAGGAAACATGCCTGTGACATTTGAAGAAGTTCAGCAACATAAAAAGTTTCATGGTTTTGATGATCTGGAAACCACGACAGCAAAAAAATATCGCCGTCTGCTTTCTTCCGATGCGTTGTTTGTTGTGGATCATCATGATTTTCTGCGCAGCTCACTGACCGGGGAAATTTTCGCAACCAACCGTGAACAGGTGGAAGCGATGATCGAATATCTGTGGAAAATAAGGCGCAGAATGCGCGATCCCGTGAAACGGTAAAATAATAAAGGCCTGGTAAAATCCAGGCCATTTTTTTACAGTAAGCCTATTAGGGCACTTGCGCCAGCCCCAACAATGCTGGCAACGGTACTGTTTTCCAGTAACTGCTTTAATACTGATTTGGCTTGTACATCCCCCGATTTAGCGACTTTTTCAACCAGTTCAGTGATGCTGATGTTTACCAGCATATGGTTATGCTCACCTATCTGCACTTGATCACCACTAATTGAACCAATGTTAAATGTATTACTTTTAGTTGGCGTCATATGTTCATTTCCCGTGATATTTTCAATATAGAGAGTCAACATATTTGGATGATTGGTTCCCTGTCTGAGGGTTCCATTGGGAAGCAACTTCATATCTATAATTTTTAGATTTATCTCGTTTTTACCGACACGCTGGATAATGTGTTGACCAATAGTTACTTCCGGTTCATTTGTATATGGAATTAATACCTTGTTTTCTTTTGCGTTTCTTTTACCTCTGAATGATTCGCCATTAATTATGAAAGTATCAGGGTATACCATTGCGCTTAAATTCATGATGCGTCCTTTGTTGTAGTCAGAGACAGCAATAATAGGCCATGGTTTACTTCTTTTGTAAATTATTTGTTCGTGTTCTTTCGTGGTTGTTCGGTCTGACTGACAGGTGTTTACATACTGATTTTTATGTATATGTTGGAGCGTGGCACTCAGACGTGAGCCGCCACAATGCCGCCTGACCCCCTGCGCGATGCCGGGTTGATCTGCGAGATTCCGAGAGTGTCGGGCGGCGCTCCCTCCGTGTTGGTTTCACGTCCTGAATCTTAACCAATACGAGAAAACCTTCATGAAGAAATTAATCGAACTCCGCCAGCAAAAAACCGCCCTGAAAAACCAGATGCGATCTCTGCTGGAAAAAGCCGACAGTGAAAACCGCAGCCTGAACGATGACGAGGGCAAACAGTTTGATGAACTGCGTGCAAAAGCCGATTCCCTCGACACAGAAATCTCCCGCCTCGAATCTGTGGATGATGAAGAACGCAGCAAGCCAGGAACGGGTATCCGGAAATTATCATCTGATGAATTGCGTAACTACATCGTAACCGGAGATGTGCGATCACTGTCCACCAGCACTGACAGCGGCAGGGATGGCGGATATACCGTAATTCCTGAGCTTGATCGCGAAGTCATGCGCCAGCTACAGGATGACAGTGTTATGCGCGTGATTGCGACCGTGAAGACCGCAAAATCAAATGAGTTTCAGAAACTGGTTTCCACTGGCGGCGCAACTGTAGGACGAGGCACAGAAGGCAGCGCGCGCAGCGAAACCAACACCCCGAAAATTGAACGCGTAACCATCAAGTTGAATCCTATCTACGCCTACCCGAAAACCACGCAGGAAATTCTGGATTTTTCAGAGGTGGATATTCTGGGCTGGTTATCCTCCGAAATTGCCGACACGTTCGCCAGCACCGAAGAGGATGATTTTGTTAATGGCGACGGTAACGGCAAGCCGAAAGGCTTCATGGCTTACACCCGTGCAGCGACCAGTGACAAAACCCGCGCTTTTGGCACCATTGAAAAAATGGTAGCGGCAAGTGGAACCGCCATTACAGCGGACGAACTGATCGACATTCTCTACAAGCTGAAAGCGAAATACCGCAAAAATGCCGTCTGGGTGATGAACTCGGGCACGGCAGGGACACTACAGAAGCTGAAAAACGAGAACGGCGATTATATCTGGCGCGACAGCCTTAAAGAAGGTGCGCCGGATATGTTGCTTGGTCGTCCTGTTTACTGCCTGGAGTCCATGCCGGACATCGGCGCAGGAAAAGCACCGCTCGCGGTTGGTGATTTCAGTCGTGGTTATTTCATCGTTGATCATGTAACGGGTATTCGCACCCGACCGGACAACATTACTGAACCCGGATTCTACAAGGTCCACACGGATAAATATCTGGGCGGTGGTGTGGTGGATTCAAACGCCATCAAAATTCTGGAAATGAAAGCTGGCTAGTCATGAGTAAGGAGGAGGCTGCGGCCTCCTTTTTCAGCTTTATGGAGTACACCGATGAAAAACACCGATTTTGAAATCCGCACATCTGAACTGACCGCCAGCAATAAAAAGCTGGTGGGGTATGCCGTTCGCTGGAACAGCCTTTCAGAAATTATCTGGGATGAGTTCCGCGAACAGTTCACGCCGGGGGCTTTTGCTGACTATCTGGCTGCGGGTAATGATGTGCGCTGCCTGTATGAGCATGACTGTACCCGACTGCTGGGGCGTACCAAATCCGGCACTCTGGTACTGACTGAGGATAACACCGGGTTACGTTTTGAACTGACACCGCCGGATACCCAGCTTGGGAAAGATGTGCTTACGCTGGTGGAGCGGGGCGACATTACAGGAATGAGCTTTGGCTTTCGCGCATTATGCGAGGAGTGGAATATCGCGCAAAAACCGTATCTGCGCACTGTTACCGCCGCAGAACTCCGTGAAATCACGATAACGTCGATGCCTGCTTATCCAGAATCTGGCGTGGAGATTGCCCACCGTTCGTTGTTTGCACTGCACCCTGAATTACGCCCGGCAGGAAATAATCGTCATCGCTGGGCAGAGCTGGCGGGGTTGTGATATGTGGTGGCCTTTTAGTCGTAAAAAAAGTGAGCAACGTAACCTGTCCATTGATGATTTTCTGGCGCTGGCCGGCGTACCGAATACCGGATCCGGAGAATATGTTTCTGCCGGGACGGCTGAATCATTGCCTGCAGTGATGAACGCGGTTTCTGTCATCGCTGAGGCGGTGGCCACGATGCCTTGTTATCTGTATCTGGTACGTAATGACAAGGGCAGGGAGGCGCGGGAATGGCTGGACAGTCATCCGGTAGATATTCTGCTGAATGAGCAGCCTAATTCGTGCCAGACACCTTACCAGTTTAAACGCACAATGATGCGTCACTGCCTGCTGAACGGTAACGCCTATGCGGTTATTGAGTGGGGGCGGGACGGTCAGCCAAAATCACTTCATCCTTATGCACCGGGTTGTGTTGTACCGGAACGCACAGGCGCACACAAATACCGCTATACCATCACCGAACCCTATACAGGAACGGTGCGCACGTATTTACAGGAAGAAGTTCTGCATCTCCGCTATGCCTCGGATGATGGCTTTCTGGGGCGCTCCCCTGTCACGATTTGCCGTGAGGCACTTGGGCTTGGCCTTGCTCAACAGCGCCACGGAGCCAGCATTATGAAAGATGGCATGATGGCGGCAGGGATTATCACGTCAGGCGAATGGCTGGACGGCGTGAAAGGTAAACAGGCATTGGATGCTCTGGAACGCTACAAGGGGGCGAAAAATGCCGGAAAAACGCCAATCCTTGAAGGGGGCATGGATTACAAGCAACTGGGAATGAGTAACCAGGATGCGGAATGGCTGGCCTCCCGTCGCTTCTCCATTGAAGACATCGCCCGGATGTTCAACGTATCGCCTATTTTTCTGCAGGAATACAGCAACAGCACCTACAGCAATTTCAGCGAGGCAAGCCGCGCGTTTCTGACCATGACAATGCGCCCGTGGCTGGCGAACTTCGAACAGCAAATCAAGGCCGCTTTGCTGGTGGCTTCTCCCGTACCCGGTACCCGTTATCTGGTTGAGTTTGATTCAGCTGATTTATTACGCGCCACCCCTACCGAACGTTACGCCACGTATGAGAAAGGGATTAAGAACGGGATCATGAATCCGAACGAAGCCCGTGAGCGTGAGGGAATGCCGCCGCGTGAAGGTGGCGACGAGTTCAGCCAGGCATGGAAGCAGGAAGTGACAATCAGCAAGAACAGTCAGGGCGGTGACGAATGATAGCCGGAAATATGCGGGACCGGGTGACGATTATGACATTTATCACGCAGCGCCTGCCGTCAGGAGCGATCCGGCAGATATGGACGGAAGGGGAAACCATCTGGGCAGAGGTCAAGGGGATCAGCGGACGGGAATTACTGACCGCAGGCGCAGAAACCGCACCTGCAACGATTCGGGTATGGGTTCGCTATCGTGGCGACATATCCGCCGCCAGTCGACTGAAAGTGCTTACCGGTGCTTTTGCCGGGAGCACGCTTAATATCATCGGGATCCCCTTACCTGATGCGAAAAGAACCCGGCTGGAAATTCTGGCAAAGGTGGGTACAGAAAAATGACAGCAGAAAAAATAACCCTGGAAGAAGCCAAACTTCACTGCCGCATAGACGGTAACACAGAAGACACACTGATTCAGGCATACATAAGCGCGGCGCTGGAGGTATGTCAGAAACATATTGGTAGGCGTTTTGATGATGGCCTGGAATTTACCCCTGCAATAAAAATTGGCTGCCTGATGTACATCTCGCAACTGTACGAGTACCGGACAACGCTTGGCGATACAGATACAAAAGAAATTCCCCTGACGATTTCCGCGCTCTGGTCGGTTTATCGTGATGTGGGGGTGTACTGATGCCGTGGCAACCATTAAGGCGATGCACAGAGCCGGGCTGTAATAAGCGCGTGAAGTCCGGCAAGTGTGAAGAACACAGGCGGGCCGCATGGCGTGCAGAGGATGCCAGACGGGGACACCGCCGCGCGCGCGGGTATTCCCGACAGTGGGACAAATATCGCGCCCTGTACCTGAAAAAAAATCCGTTATGTGTGCGTTGTCTGGCTGAGGGTATTTATACGCCAGCCTTTGTGGTGGATCACATTATCCCCATCAATGGCGGCGGTGATGTTCTCTTCTGGCCTGAGTGGAACCACCAGGCATTGTGCCAGACGTGCCACAACCGTAAGACGACACGGGAAGATCCAGCCACGAAAGCGAACCGTAAGGCGGGCATGTATCGCGAGCAGGAAGAACGGGCGGCACATCGTAACGACTGGATGTATGGCGATGATGACTGAACAGGAGCAAAACAGGCTGATACGTGGACTGATAAGGCAGCGTGACTTATGGAAGACACAGGAGACAGGGCACAAAGCCAACAGGATAGGACGCACAGAACGCACCACAGCGAAGCGATTAACCGACCGTGACCGCGAGGTCATGGAATGTTTTCGCAATCGCTGGTGAAGTCGTCAGAGGGGGTGGGGGAGGTTTTCAGGACGAAACCGTCCCTGCCGGACACCGACCGCCTCCTCAAATTTTTGTGCACGGGAATTTTTTTGAAAATAATTGGGCGAAAAAAGAACATGGCAAGACCACCAAAAGCCCCCGCTTACCTGGATGAAATCGCGGTAAAGCAGTGGAAGGAAAAATCGCGGCAGCTTTCCGGGCGGGAAGACCTTACCCCCGCCGACTGGAGCAATCTGGAACTGTATTGCGTTAACTACTCCATATACCGCAAAGCCGTCGAAGACCTTGCGACGCGCGGGTTCAGCATTGTTAACAGTCAGGGCAGCGAGAGCAGAAACCCGGCCCTGAGCGCAAAGGCTGACGCGGAAAGAATAATGATCAAAATGGCTTCTTTGCTGGGTTTTGACCCGGTAAGCCGTCGCAGAAATCCACCGGAAACAGAGGAAGAGGATGAGCTTGACCGCCTGGCATGAGTACGCAGAAGGCGTAAAAAACGGCAAAATTACGGCCTGTAAACGACTGAAACAGACCGTTAAACGGTATTTTTCTGACCTTGAAAACCCCCTTTATATGTTCGATTCGGAGGTCGTGGAGCGGTTTATTGCCTTTTCCAGGGTGTGCCCGCACGTAAAAGGCGCAATGCACGGTAGCCCCATTGAACTGGAGCCGTGGCAGCAGTTCGCCTTTGCGTGCATCCTGGGCTTTAAGGTTAAGGCCACCGGACGGCGCAAATACACCAGCGCATTCATTGAAGTACCGCGAAAAAATGCCAAATCCACGGTCGCCGCTATCCTGGCTAACTGGTTTCTGGTTATGGAAAACGGGCAGCAGGATATTTACACCGCCGCCGTGAGTCGTGATCAGGCGCGGATCGTGTTTGATGATGCGCGTCAGATGTGCCTTTTATCCCGACCGTTACGAAAGCGGGTAAATATTCAGGCGAACAAGGTGATACACCCGAAAACCAACAGCCTGTTAAAGCCACTGGCAGCAAAAGCGGCAACCATTGAGGGGAAGAACCCGAGTCTTGCCATTGTGGATGAATATCACCTGCACCCTGACAACGGGGTTTATTCCGCGCTTGAACTGGGAATGGGGGCGCGTCCGGAGGGGTTATTATTTGCCATCACCACATCGGGGAGCAACGTTGTTTCAGCCTGTAAACAACACTACGACTATTGCTGCCAGATACTGGATGGTGAAGAGGTGAACGAATCCATGTTCGTGCTGATTTACGAGCTGGATGATGAAAGCGAGGTTGACGATCCGGCGATGTGGATAAAGGCGAATCCCAATATCGATGTTTCCGTCGATCGTGAAAAACTGGCCTCAACCATCCAGAAAGCGCGGGGTATTCCGTCGCAGTGGGTGGAAATGCTCACCAAGCGATTCAATATCTGGTGTCAGGGGGCTACGCCGTGGATGGGTAATGGTGCATGGGCGGAGTGCGCCGGAACGTTCGCGGAGGCGGATTTATACGGGCAGGAGTGCTACGCAGGGCTGGACTTATCATCAACCAGCGATATTTCCAGCGTGTGCTATGCCTTTCCGGTCGGTAAAAAGATTATGCTGGTTTCCCGTCACTATCTGCCGGAATTTCAGCTACAGAACCCCGCTAATAAAAACCGCGCCATCTATCGCCAGTGGGTAAAGGCGGGCTGGATACGCACAACACCGGGTGACTGCATTGATTATGACCGTATCCGTGATGACATCATGGCGGATGCAGAGAATTTCAATATCAGGCTGGTGGGCTTCGATACATGGAACGCTACGCACCTGAGGACGCAGCTACAGGGGGCAGGATTTGAGGTGGAGCCGTTCCCGCAAACATACCTTCGTTTCAGTCCGGCGGCGAAATCGTTCGAAGTTTTTGTTAACCGGAAGGTGATTGTGCATCGTGGCGATCCGGTGCTGGCCTGGTCAATGTGTAATGTTGTGATGCAGAGTGACGCGAACGCCAATATCAAGCCGAACAAGAAAAAATCATCCAACAAGATAGACCCGAGCGTTGCGGCGCTGATGGCGTTTGGCACATTCCAGGCAGAGCATGAGGAATTTGCATTTGATATGAGCGACAGCCACAAAGAGCGGCTTGCGGCGTTTGATGGTGTGTAACGGAATGGATGAGAGAGGACAATGCTCATTTAATGGAATAAATTTTCAGTATTACCGGCACCCACTTTCAGGGATGTTTTTGCGGGTTTTTTGAGGGGTGTTTGCGGGTTATTTTGAATGTCTTGCGGGTTACACTCTGGCTGATATTTAAATACGTTGTTTTTTAACGTATTGATATTAAAGAGTAAAAAATACTTAGCACGCGAAGATAACCCGCTAACCCGCATAACCCGCGCTGTTTTGTATATATATACGAAAAATTGCATTCAGGGGGGATCGAAATTTCTACTGCCTCTTATCTCTTTGAGTGCTCACCTCGTCAGATTGTTACACACAAGAAATAAAAAATGCTTCGCGATGGTAGGTCGAATCACTGTATCAAAAAAACGGTGTGTATCAGCATTAAAACAATACAGATACGTGTATTGCGCTGTGTATTGCTTGATGATTTATAAAGACTGTTTTTTCATGTTAAATGATTGATATACAGGTGATTTTAAAAAACTTGAAATATTCTTACCAAACACATGAATGTGTGGGTCACTGCCGAATCTGCCTGGATGGATATGATTAAGTGGGAGAAGTGCGAATACATTGCTCCACAACATGAGCTGAAAACATATCCCATGTGGGTCGGCGTCGACCTTGCTCATAAGATTGATATCTGTGCGGCGGCAAAACTCTGGCGAACCGATAACGGACATGTTCATGCTGATTTTAAATTCTGGCTTCCGGAAGGACGGCTGGAACGATGCTCGCGGCAGCAGGCAGAACTTTACCGGAAGTGGGCGGAGATGGATAAGCTCATCCTGACGGATGGTGATGTTATCGATCATGCTCAGATAAAAAGTGACTTACTGGAATGGATTGGCGGTGAAAACCTCAGGGAACTGGGATTTGACCCGTGGAGCGCAATGCAGTTCAGCCTGGCACTGGCTGAAGAAGGGATACCGCTGGTGGAGGTTCCGCAGACGGTCCGCAATCTGTCAGAGGCCATGAAGGAAACGGAATCACTGGTTTATGCCGGGCGTTTCCATCACAGCAATCATCCGGTCATGAACTGGATGATGTCTAACGTTACTGTAAAACCGGACAAAAACGACAACATCTTCCCGAATAAATCCACGCCGGAAGCCAAAATCGACGGCCCTGTTGCGCTTTTTACAGCCATGAGCCGCTTTCTGGTAAATGGAGGGGGCGTGAATGACTTTCTGTCCACGCTTGATCCTGATGAGGACCTGTTAATTCTGTGAAACAGCTTATTACTGATATGACCGGGCTGATCGGTTTCGGTTTGCTCACTGCTGGCGTTTATCTGTATGCAGGTCTGCCAGCGTCTCTGATGCTGTCGGGCTGTTTGTTGCTGCTTTATGCACTGGTGGTGTCCATGAGGAGAAAACATGCTTCTTGATGCTCTGTTTCGCAGTGAGCCTCTGGAAAATCCCTCGGTTCCGGTAACCGGAGAGGCCGCTGAGACGGATAATATTTTTGCCCGGGATGTGTATGTCAGTCCGGAAACATCCATGAAGCTGGCTGCTGTCTATGCCTGTATTTATGTTATTTCATCCAGTGTGGCTCAGATGCCCCTGCATGTGATGCGAAAAACGAATGAGCATGTTCAGCCGGCACGCGATCATCCGTTGTTCTGGCTCGTTCATGATGAACCTAATGCCTGGCAGACCAGCTATAAGTGGCGGGAACTGAAGCAGCGTCATGTGCTGGGGTGGGGCAATGGTTATACGTGGGTAAAACGTAATCGTCGTGGAGAGGTTACCAGCCTTGAATGCTGTATGCCATGGGAAACCACGTTACTTAACACCGGTGGGCGTCATACTTACGGGGTGTATAACGAAGAGGGTGCATTTGCGGTAAGTCCGGACGACATGATCCATATCAGGGCGCTGGGAAACAATCAGAAAATGGGACTGAGCCCGATCATGCAGCATGCTGAAACCATTGGTATGGGAATGAGTGGCCAGCAGTATACCAGCGCCTTTTTTAACGGTAATGCCCGTCCTGCCGGTATTATTTCTGTGAAAAATGAACTGAACGAACAAAGCTGGGGCAGGCTTAAAAATATGTGGCAGCGGGCGGTGACAGCGCTTCGCAGCCAGGAAAATAAAACCATGTTGCTGCCTGCGCAACTGGATTACCGCGCTCTGACAGTTTCTCCGGTGGATGCTCAGATCATTGATATGACCAAGCTGAACCGGTCGATGATTGCCGGGATTTTTAATGTCCCGGCGCACATGATTAATGACCTGGAAAAAGCCACATTTTCGAATATTACGCAGCAGGCGATTCAGTTTGTTCGCTACACGATGATGCCCTGGGTTGCGAACTGGGAGCAGGAGCTTAACCGTCGCCTGTTTACCCGTACAGAACGGGCTGCCGGGTATTACGTTCGTTTCAACCTCACGGGGTTGCTCCGTGGGACCCCACAGGAGCGTGCGCAGTTCTATCACTTTGCCATTACAGATGGCTGGATGAGTCGGAATGAAGCCAGGGCATTTGAGGATATGAACCCGGTTGACGGTCTGGATGAAATGCTGGTCAGCGTAAATGCAGCAAATCCGTTGAATAACTTTAAAGATACGAAAGGCAAAGAGGAAAAGAACGATGAATGACCGTGAAACGCGCTGTTACAGCGGGGAGGTGCGGGCGGAACAATATGATAATGCCCCGACCCACATTCTGGGGTATGGCTCGGTATTTAACAGTCGTTCAGAACCTCTGTGGGGATTTCGTGAAATCATCAAGCCGGGGGCTTTTGATGATGTACTGAATGATGATGTACGTGGCTTGTTTAATCATGATCCTAATTTCATTCTCGGACGAAGTTCTGCCGGCACGTTGTCATTGTCGGTGGATGAACGCGGTTTACGTTATGACATTGTTGCACCGGATACTCCGACTATTTGTGACCTGGTGCTGTCTCCAATGTTGCGTGGTGACATTAATCAGTCCTCGTTCGCGTTTCGTGTCGCCCGTGACGGAGAGAGCTGGTATGAAGACGACGAGGGGATTGTTATCCGGGAAATCACGCGCATTTCTCGTCTGTATGACGTCAGCCCGGTGACATATCCGGCCTATCAGGACGCAGACTCTGGTGTCCGCTCAATGAAAGCCTGGCAGGAAGCGCGGGCGAGTGGTGCGCTGAAGAAAGCTGTTAACGAACGAATGGCGCGTGAGCGTCTTTTGACCCTTCTTAATGCATAAGGATACTACTGACGATGAAACTTCATGAGATGAAGCAAAAACGAAACACCATTGCAAAGGATATGCGTGCACTGCATGAAAAAATTGGTGATAACGCATGGACTGATGAGCAACGGGCAGAGTGGAACAGGGCGAAAGCTGAGCTGGATGCGCTGGATGAGCAAATCGCCCGTGAAGAAGAGTTGCGCCGTCAGGATCAGGCATATGTGGATGAGTCCGGGCCGGAAGAGCGCCAGAATAATGAGGCGGAGAACGGGAAAAAGGCGGTGGAAGAGAAGCGCGCTGCGGCATTTAACCGTTTTCTGCGTGCCGGATTTGCAGAACTGAATGCTGAAGAGCGTAATCTGATGCGTGAACTGCGGGCTCAGAGTGTAACAACGGATTCTCAGGGCGGATATACGGTGCCCACGCAGATGCGTAACAAAATCATTGACACCATGAAGGCTTATGGCGGGATTGCCAGTGTGGCGCAACTTCTGACCACATCAACCGGGCAGGATATCACCTGGTCAACGTCTGATGGCACGACTGAAGAGGGCGAACTGCTGGCGGAAAATACAGCCGCAACGGAACAGGATGTGACGTTCGGGACCGCTATTCTGGGGGCTAAAAAGCTGTCATCAAAAATAATTCGTGTGTCCAATGAGCTGCTCCAGGACAGTGGGGTGGATATTGAATCTTATCTGGCAAACCGTATTGCCCAGCGTATTGGTCGTGGAGAGGCAAAATATCTGGTTCAGGGGACCGGAACGGGATCACCGTTACAGCCAAAAGGGCTGGCAGCGTCGGTGACGGGAACCATCCAGACTGCAGCCTCTGCCGCTTTCACCTGGAAAGAAATGAATGCCCTGAAACATGCCATTGATCCGGCATATCGTGGTGGGCCGAAATACCGCTGGGCATTCAATGATGCCACATTGCAGACTATTGAAGAGATGGAGGATGGGCAGAAACGCCCGTTATGGCTGCCGGATATTGCAGGCGGTACGCCGGCTACTGTGCTGGGGATCCCTTATGTTATTGATCAGGCTATTGACGGGATTGGTACCGGAAAAAAATTCATTTTCCTGGGGGATTTCAACCGCTTTATCATTCGCCGCGTTACTTATATGGAACTGAAACGTCTGGTTGAGCGTTATGCTGAGTTTGATCAGGTGGCATTTCTGGCTTTCCATCGTTTTGACTGTGTGCTGGAAGATGTGGCAGCCATCAAGGCGCTCACTGGCAAATAACCACTCGTTGTTCAGTTACAGACCGCGCCGACGCGGTTTTTTTATGCCCGCACAGTGTTGCGGGCAGGAGTTTCTGATGGCAGCAATAGTGGAAAAACTCAGGGCGCAGTGCCGTATTGATACAGATGATGCAACTGATGATGAGTTACTGATGCTGTATTTCCGGGCTGCCTGCCGCAAGGCAGAAAATTTTATCAACCGTAAGCTTTATGAGGAGACGGTGCCGGAAGGTGATCCTGAAGGGGTGCTTATAGCTGATGATGTTTTGCTGGCGCTCATGTTGCTGGTCGGGCACTGGTACGAAAACCGGGAAAATTCCTCAGATGTCAGCAAGGCACCAGTCCCGTTTGGTTTTTCTTCTCTGCTGGAGCCTTATCGTTTTATTCCTTTGTAGGAGGAGACATGCAGGCGGGCAGATTACGTGATCGCGTAATTATTCTGAATGTCACCACCGCCCGCTCTCCGTCAGGGCATCCGGTGGAGACGGTGACGGAGGGAGCTACCGTATGGGCAGAAGTTAAGGGTATCAGCGGGAGGGAGATAATCTCAGGCGGAGCAGAAACCGCTCAGGCTACGGTCAGAGTCTGGATGAGATTCCGGCGCGATGTGACAGCGACTTCACGTCTGAAAGTGCTGACCGGTGCATTTAAAGGGGCCATTCTGGGTATAGAAGGTCCACCAATACCGGATGCGCGCGCTACCCGGCTTGAAATACTCTGCAGCCTGAAGGGGAATGTGTGATGGATTTCAGTCTTGATTTTTCCGGCCTGGCGGATATTGCACGGGATTTGGAGACGCTCAGCAGGGCAGAAAACAATAAGGTTCTGCGCGATGCCACCCGTGCCGGTGCTGAAGTTATGCGGGATGCAGTTGTTGAACGTGCGCCGGAGCGAACCGGGAAACTGAAGAAAAATGTGGTTGTTCTCACTCAGCGTTCAAAGCGTCGGGGGGAAATTATCTCGGGTGTCCACATTCGCGGACGGAACCTGCGAACCGGAAACAGTGATAACAGCATGAAAGCCAGCGATCCCCGAAATGCATTTTACTGGCGCTTTGTGGAGCTGGGAACGATAAACATGCCCGCGCATCCATTCATTCGCCCGGCTTTCGATACGACAGAGGAGCTGGCGGCGCAGGTTGCCATACAGCGAATGAATCAGGCTATTGATGAGGTCTTAAGTAAATGAGGGAGGGCACACTGTATTCCCTGTTGTCTCAGCTGGCCGGAGGACAGGTTTATCCTTATGTGGTCCCGCTGACGGAGGGAAAGCCTGCGGTATCTCCGCCGTGGCTGGTGTTTTCTGTGGTGTCTGACACGGCATCTGATGTGCTTGATGGGCAGGCTGAATCCAGAATTACCGTGCAGATCGATGTCTGGGCGACAGTACCTGATGACGCAGATGATATTCGTGAGCAGGCGCTTGATGCAGTAAGGAAACTGGCACCCTCCGTTATTTCTAAAACGCAGGGGTATGATCCTGACTCCCGTCTGAGCAGAGCCACGCTTGAATTTCAGGTAATAGCCTGAGGTCGTTAATGATTTTACCCACCCGCCGCTGGCGGGTTTTTTATTTTCAGGAGACGAGTATGTCCTCTAATTTTGAGCGTTCGCAACTGACGAAAATTATGATTTCGTCTGCACCGGTAACAGCAGAAACCCTGGATTCTGCCAGCTATCTTGGCCTGAGCTGTACAATCAAAGAGGTGCAGTTTACTGCAGGACAAAAGCAGGATATTGATGTCACCACGCTGTGTTCTGTTGAGCAGGAAAATATTAACGGCCTTGGTGCTGCTTCAGAGATTTCCATGTCAGGCAACTTTTACCTCAATGCTGCCCAGAACGCGTTGCGCAGTGCCTATGACAATGACACCACGTATGGCTTTAAAGTTATTTTTCCGTCAGGCAACGGATTTACCTTTATGGCAGAGGTGCGTCAGCATACCTGGTCTGCAGGAACCAATGGTGTTGTGGCTGCAACGTTTTCTCTGCGCCTGAAAGGTAAACCTGTGCTGACGACAGAGCCGCTGAAAGTGAAGGTCGATTTAAAAAGCACGCTGCGGGTTGCTTCCGGATCGAAACTTGAAATGGCGGTTGAGGCTGCGGGTGGTGTGCCGCCTTATTCTTATGTCTGGAAGAAAGGTGGTTCTCCTGTTTCCGGACAGACGGCGGCAACGTTCAGTAAGGCATCGGCAGTATCCGGTGATGCGGGTGCATATACCTGCGAGATTTCTGATTCAGCAAGCCCGGTTAACAAAGTGACCTCTACTTCCTGCACTGTTACCGTCAGTTAATGAGGATAGATGTGATGACTAAAAATATCCGTAATCTGGCACTGGCAACGATGTCGGGGTTTCGCCATAAAACTGTTGATGTGCCTGAATGGGAAGGGGCAACGGTTGTATTACGGGAACCTTCTGCAGAAGCCTGGTTGCGCTGGCAGGAGATCGTTAAAGCAAAAGATGATGAGACACCGTTATCCGTTGCGGAGCGCGCCCGCCGAAATCTGGAAGCGGATGTTGAACTGTTCATCGATGTTCTGTGTGATACCGGACTGCAACCTGTATTTTCAGAGGATGATCGTGAACAGGTGATTGCCGTGTATGGCCCGGTGCATGCGCGGCTTCTTCGGCAGTCTCTGGAACTAATCAGTGATGCCGGCGAGGTTAAAAAAAAGTAGCGCTTCCGGGGATGCGTTTTCTGATGATGCTGGCGCTCAGGATGGGGCGCACATTGTCAGAGTTACGCCGGGAAATGTCCGCATCAGAAATCATGATGTGGGCAGAATTTGACAGGTTCAGCACGCTGGGGGACGAACGGGCTGATATCCGGGCTGCCCAGATTGTTTCAGCTGTTTACGGTGCGCAGGGGGTCAAAGTGCCACTGAATGATGCGCTTCTTCAGTGGGAGAAGGAGCAGACAGAAGGCGTATCAGATCCATTTGCTGGACTGGAAAACGCGCTTTTAATAGTGTCTCAGTGAGTCAACATAACCGCTTCGGCGGTTTTTTTTCGTCCGGAGAATGAGTGTGGCGACATTACGTGAACTGATTATTAAAATCTCGGCAAATTCCCGGTCATTCCAGTCAGAGATCTCCCGGGCTTCGCGTATGGGGCAGGATTACTACCGTACCATGCAGAACGGAGGCCGACAGTCCGCTGCTGCATCCCGTGAAATGCGGCGTGCACTGGCAGAAGTGACGGATCAGATAAATACAGCTAAATCTTCGGCACTGAACATGGCGGGGGCATTTGCCGGGGCTTTTGCTACCGGTCATCTTATTTCTCTCGCCGATGAGTGGAATTCAGTAAATGCCCGTCTGAAGCAGGCCTCACAGTCCAGTGATGATTTTCAGTCATCACAGCGTGAATTAATGGCGATCAGCCAGAGAACGGGGACGGCGTTTTCTGATAACGCCAGCCTTTTTGCCCGTTCTGCAGCTTCCATGCGGGAGTATGGTTACAGTTCTGAGGAGGTACTGAAAGTCACCGAGGCGATCTCCACGGGCCTGAAATTATCCGGTGCCAGTACAGCAGAAGCCAGTTCGGTGATCACGCAGTTCAGTCAGGCACTGGCGCAGGGAGTGCTGCGCGGTGAAGAGTTTAACTCGGTGAATGAGAACGGCGATCGTGTTATTCGTGCGCTGGCTGCGGGAATGGGGGTTGCCCGTAAGGATCTGAAGGCCATGGCGGATAACGGAAAACTGACCGCCGATAAGGTTGTTCCTGCACTGATTAGTCAGCTTGGGGCGTTGCGTGATGAATATGCAGCAATGCCTGATACGGTTTCATCCTCTGCAACCAAAGTTGAAAACGCCTTTATGGCCTGGGTTGGTGGTGCGAACGAGGCAAGCGGAGTGACGAAGACGCTCTCCGGTGTGCTGAATGGTATTGCAGGCAATATTGACACCGTGGCAACCGCTGCTGGTGCTCTGGTTGCCGTCGGGGTAGCCCGATATTTTGGCAATATGGCGTCGTCTGCTGGATCTGCAACTGCCGGATTAATTACTGCAGCCAGAAACGAAGTGGCTCTTGCTGAAGTGCAACTTCGGGGGACACAGATAGCAACCGCCAGGGCGCGTGCGGCGGTTTATCGTGCGCAACAGGCGGTTGTTGCTGCTCGCGGTACCGAAAGGCAGGCCGCAGCAGAAGCGAAGCTGACAGCTGCCCAGGTGTCACTTACCCGTAATATTGCGGCCAGAACAGCGGCACAGACAACGCTGAATAATGTTACGTCAGTGGGGAGTCGTTTATTAAGTGGCGCGCTGGGGCTGGTTGGTGGTGTGCCGGGACTCGTCATGCTGGGGGCTGCGGCCTGGTACACGATGTATCAGAATCAGGAGCAGGCCAGAGAATCTGCACGACAGTATGCCGCAACAATCGACGAAATTCGCCAGAAAACGTCGGCAATGTCGCTTCCTGAAGCGTCAGATAATGAGGAAAAGACGCGACAGGCACTGAAGGAGCAAAACAGGTTAATTGACGAGCAGAAAAGTAAGATTAAATCCTTACAGGAAAAAATTGCTGGCTATCAGTATGTGCTGGCAAACCCGGGCTGGACAACCGATAACGGTTTTATGATTAACCACATGACGTCGGTAAAAACTGTCACAGAAGGGCTTGCAGAAGCAACAAATCAACTGGCAGTTGAACAGTCTCGCCTCACTCAAATGCAGGGCAAAGCGCAATCCATTCAGGATGTGCTTGCCGGGCTGGAGGAGCGACGGGTGGCGTTGATCCGTCAACAGGCAGCGGAACAAAACAAAGCGTATCAGTCCCTGTTGATCATGAATGGGCAGCATACCGAGTTTAATCGCCTTCTCGGGCTCGGTAATGAATTACTTCAGCAGCGACAGGGGCTGGTGAATGTACCGTTACGGCTACCACAGGCAACCCTGGATGATAAACAGCAGACCGCACTGAATAACAGCGAGCGCGAACTGGCTCTGTCCCGCCTGAAGGGGGAAGCTCGTGAGCGTGCCCGCCTGGGTTATGCTGCGGATGATCTCGGCTTTGTGGGAGAGGCGTATCAGACAGCAAGACTGAATTATATAAATAACTCACTGGATGCATGGCGAAATAACCAGGCAAATAAACCCAAAGCGCATAAAAAGACCGAAGCGGAAAAAATAGAAGATACTTATAAGCAACTGATTAAACAGCAAAAAGAGCAAATAGCACTGGCAGGGCAGAATACTGAACTGGCTAAGATGAAATATCAGGTCAGCCAGGGCGAATTATCAACCCTGTCAGAAGCGCAGAAAAAAACGCTTTTGCAGAATGCAGCACTCATCGACCAGAAAAAGATTCGTGAGCAGCTTGCTGCGTATGAGAGCAGTCTGGCGGACAGTAATGCCAGTGTCAGAGCATCAAATGAGGCTCAGTTACTGGGATATGGTGAAGGCTCACGGATGCGTGAACGACTTCAGGAAATGTGGAGCATCCGGCAGGAGTTTGAGCAGAAAAATAACGAGCTACTGAGACAGTATCAGGCCGGAGAAATTGAAGAAGCCCTGTGGAAACAGGAAAAATCTCTGAATGAAAAATATCTGGAAGAGCGTCTCAGCGATCAGCAGGATTATTATGCAAAGGCTGATGCTTTACGCAGTAACTGGAATGCCGGACTCCAGGAGGGACTGACGAACTGGGCAGACAGTGCCACCGATTATGCTTCGCAGGCGGCAGATGCTGTCGTTTCCACTATGGACGGGCTGGTATCAAATATTTCCGATGCACTGGCCGGAAATGTTGTGGACTGGAGAAACTGGGGGAGTTCAATTCTCCAGGAAGTTTCAAAAATTCTGATGAACGCTGCCATCGTTAACGGGCTGAAGTCACTTTCCAAAAGCATGTCCGGTGCCGGAGGATGGCTTGGTACAGTCGGCGACTGGCTTTCCGGTGCAGTGGCAAACGCAAAAGGTGGTGTTTATACATCGGCAAATCTGAGTGCTTACAGTAACACCATTGTGGATACCCCGACGTATTTTGCTTTTGCGAAAGGTGCCGGGCTGATGGGCGAGGCCGGGCCTGAAGCAATCATGCCACTGACACGGGCAGCGGACGGCTCTCTTGGGGTCAGGGCCATTGGAAATGTGAATGGTGGCGGTGGATTTGTTTATTCTCCCGTGTATCACATCAGCATTCAGAATCAAGGGAGCAATGGCGAGATAGATGCGCGCTCAGCCAGGGGACTGGTGGATCTGATCGACAGCAGGGTTGTGTCAATTATGCAGTCATCACGTCGGGACGGAGGATTATGCAGTGCCTGAGTCTGAAGTTTTTAACTGGATCCCCCGCGAGGGGATGGAGACGACACGAAAGCCATCTGTTATTACGGTAAAGTTCGGTGACGGATATGAACAGCGACGGGCTGGTGGTCTGAATGCAGATCTGAAAACGTTTAAACCGGTATTTCGTGTCACGGATGAATATTCCCGTGCCGCGCTGGACAGTTTTTTATCCCGTCATGCCGGGGTTCGTGCTTTTTTGTGGCGTCCGCCAAAACACAACAGGACTGTCCGGGTTGTCTGCAGGGAGTGGAGCATTTCGGATAATGCCATGTATACCGATTTTAACTGTACCTTTGAAGAGGTCACTCACTGATGCAGGATATACAGCAGGAAAC